CTTAGAGACATTAAATCCAGATCATGTTAGAATGATATCTGATTATATAAATCCAGAACAATGGGCATTGAAGTTTCATCGTGAACCAGAACTTAAAGAACGAATTAAAGACACCCTTAAACAAGCAGGGTACTAAAATCACACTTTCATGGACTAAGGGTCGTGATAGTATTCCTATATGGAATGAAATATGTGCATGGACTATTGAGAAGTTTGGACTACCGGGTGATAAGTTTACTTGGCATCCAACAGAAAACTATATGATATTTGATTTTGTGGATGAACGTGATGCTATTCATTTTATGTTGAGGTGGGGATGACAATGCTACTAGAAGATAAAATAGCTGAATCAATAGCTAAAGAAATAGCTAAAGAAATAGACGATGGTATCATGTCAGACATTTTAGTAAAGAATGGATGGACTTCCGTAGAATTTTTTTATAAAGATAACTACCATGCAGTTGACGTAACTCATTGGTTGATGGAAAACTGTCCAGGTAAGTGGCGCAGATTAAATTCTTTCTATGTATTTGAAGATATAAGAGAAGCCGAATGGTTTATACTGAGATGGCTATGATTAAGAAAAGACAAATGACTAACAAGTTATATGGTTCCAATGGTGGCTGGGCGGCAAAGCGTAGTATAAATTATAGTGGTACAGAATATGTGTATGACATGCCTTATCATCAGATTGATCCTGTAATATCTCCGGATGAATGGAACAAAATGATTGCTTGGTGTGTATCTGTATTCGGACCCAGTGGTACACCGGGGGCGCCGGGTGTATGGACGCCGGGTGACAGGTGGTATGCTAACAATGCTAAGTTTTGGTTTAGAGAAAAAAAAGATTGCGAATGGTTTTTACTGAGATGGACCTAAATAAATTTAAGTATCGCACTGAACAATATTTTGGTAGCAAAAAGAAAATTTGCACTGTAAGTTGGAAAGGTCATGGAGAAGTTAACTCCGAAGAAATACGTGATTGGTGTATTCAAACCTTTGGTAAGAGTGGTTATCAGGAAGAAATCAATGATAGTTTATGGATTGACAACATAGAAAAAGATGAGATAATGCTATGTAGAGAAGAATACCTAACACTGTTTTTATTAAGATGGACCTGAACACAGAAGAAACATTCAATAAGACTTATGACCGTTTAATGAGAACAGGACGTTCACATACGGTCTGGGTTACCGCAAACAGGATCACAGAGACACAACAGTGGTGTCGTGCAAATTTAGGTAAAAGATGGAGTTTTGATAATAGAAATGGTGTATGGGGATGTTTCTGGGGTGGGCCGGAAAGAAAGTCAGAATACAGATTCAACTTTGCCAGAGAAGAAGATAAAATTTGGTTTATTTTGAGATGGCTATAACTATAAAACTTAAACAAGGATTAAGTTCGAAAGAAGAACAATGGCTAGCAAAGAATGTTGGCCGTAGAATGCATTACATTCACAACAGTATTGGTGGAGAGGGTTGGATTGCTAAACAAACTTGGGACCCGGGTGTAAGTACAAAACACTGGACTCTTACATTTGAGAATGAAAGTTATGCTAGTTTCTTTGTGATAATGTTCCCGCAATGATTGAAGTTAAAATGATTGGTATGTTGCCCGGACGAGCTATGGAAATAGTGCGTGAGTTACGTAGTACCGGACATGTTCAAGGTATTGATTATGATTTTGAATATCATAAGCCCGAAAACAATGACTGGAGTGCTGGAGAAGAGTATAATGAACGATATACAATATTTACATTCTATAAGGAATCATTAGCAACTTGGTTTGCACTGAAATATCAATAATGGCAATAATGAAACCATCAGGTACATTCATACCCTTACCAATCAATGAAGACCGAATAGAGTATGAGATATTTGACCGTACTTACATGAGTCGTGGTAACAGAAAATCATATGTATATGAATGTAAGAGTAAAAAAGAAGATCCAAGTGTAATTGTAAAATGGTGCAGACGTAATTTTGGTGAACGTGGTATGGGATGGGACTTTCTATTAACCTCAGGAAATGTTACACTTATAATCTGGGAAGATAAATTTAAAACTATGTACGAAATGTGGAAAGTATAGTATGGCAGATATAATGATTGATATTGAAAGCCTAGACACATCGCCTGATTGTGTTATACTTACTATCGGTGTAGTATTGTTTGATCCTAAAGGTCAAGGTATTATTGAACGATTAGAACTAAGACCAACGATAGAAGATCAAACAGAACTTTATAACAGAGTTATCAATGATGATACATTACGTTGGTGGGGAGAACAAAGTGAAGCCGCACAGGAAGAAGCATTAGGTGATAGAGATAGAGTATCATTTAAAGATTGTATGGATACACTTTATAAATGGTGTTGGAAATATAATAATGGTCATGTGTGGAGCAACGGTGCTAGTTTTGACATTGTTGTAATGGAAAGTGCATGGCGAAACTTTAAACAATTGCCACCTTGGAGTTTCTGGAACATTAGAGATACTAGAACTATCTATGATATTACCGGTGTTAAACTTAAGTCAGGCGGACATGTCACTAGTCACAAAGCAGTTGAAGATGCTGAACGTCAAGCAATTGTTGTACAGCAAGCATATGTTAAATTAATAAAAGCAGGATTGGTAGAACCTAGAAAATGAAAATTGGATTTAATTGCAGTAGTTTTGATTTGTTTCATGCAGGGCATGTAACAATGTTAAAGATGGAAAAAGAATTATGTGACTATTTGATAGTCGCATTACAAGTTGACCCTACAATTGACAGACCGGGTGCTAAAAACAAGCCATGTCAAAGCGTATATGAACGATACGTGCAATTGCAGGCATGTAAGTATGTGGATGAGATTTTGGTCTACTCAACTGAATATGATTTATTACAAATGCTTATGACCCAAACTATTAATATTCGTTTCCTAAGTGAAGAATATCTCAATAGAGATTTCACCGGAAAGAGATATTGTATTGACAATGGCATTGAATTGTATTATCATAAGAGACAACACAATTATAGTTCAAGTGAACTACGTAAACGAGTATATGAATTAGAAAAACAGAAAGATACAAGTGTAAACGGACCGGCTCAACATAGCCCAGAAATTATAGAAAGATACAAAGGACAGTTATGATTATATTAATAGGACATGGATATATCGGTAAAGCGATAAAAAAAGAATTAGAAACACAAAATTTAGAACACGTTTGGATTAGACATAATGATCCTATACCAGCCGGTAAACGAGCAATTATCAATGCTACTGGATTTACAGGAGTGCCTAACGTAGATGCTTGCGAGATTTATAAACAAGAAACAATTGATGGTAATGTGTTATATCCATTGTTCTTAGAACAAACAGAAAAATGTCCTATTGTACATATTTCTAGTGGCTGTGTATACACGGGTTATGAAAAGCATTATAGTGAATCTGATGAACCTAATTTCAATTTTAATAATGGTAGTTTCTATAGCGGTAGTAAAGCACTAGAACAAAAACTATTAGAACCCTATATGAATAAGAGTTATCTGTTGCGTATTCGTATGCCTTTTAGCGATGACCATGATCCTAAAAATCTATTCAGTAAGTTAGCACGTTATGAAAAACTAATTGACTATGAAAACAGTTTGAGTTATGTTCCTGATGTAGCTAAAGTTGCAGTAGAGTTTGCAAATAATCATAAAACAATTCCTAAAGGATTATACAATGTTTGTAATCCAGGTTCAACCACTACTAAACAATTAGCAGATATGCTTGGTTTTGATAAAGAATGGTTTACTAAAGAAGAATTTATAAAAGCAGTAGTGGCACCTCGTAGCAACTGTGTATTAAACACTGTTAAATTGCAATCAACATTTCCCATACAAAGTCTTGAATCTGCATTAAATAATTGCATTCCTAAATATAATGAAATTTAATTCAGACATTGACATTGATTTCGGGGACAGAGAAAAGATATTGCAACATATCAAATATATTCCCGCCTCTATGCGTAATGTCAAGCCTATTCGCAAACATGCAACAGGAATATATGTAACTGATATACCGTATGATAGTATCAATGACATGGCTAACATTGATTATACTGAAGCAGAGAAGCGTGGATATCTTAAACTAGACTTTTTGAATGTGCATGTATATGACAAGGTGCGTGATGAAATGCACTTAATTGAATTGATGCGTGAACCTAATTGGGACAAACTAAAGGATAAACTGTTTGTAGAACAATTGATTCACGTTAGCAATCATTATGCTAGTATGCAA